CCATGCCAGAAGCAATATTGAGCCAAGCCGAATGGGACGCAATCAAAGCAGCCTCGATTCGCGGCGTGCCAGATAATGAACTGGCGGAGCAATTCGGAATCGAAAAGAATGCCATCCACCAGCGAAGATTCCGCGATGAAGTATGGAAGTCCATTGTGCAGGCAAAAGCGCAGGCTGTAAGCGAATATAAGAACCCGCCTGAAATCACTGCAATTGCACAGAAAGCAGCCTCTAGCGTGTCGGAGAATATCGCCCGACTAGGAGAGGACAACCGCCTGCTAGCCCTTCAAATCGCAGGTAAAGGGCTAAAGCAGGCAAATGCCGCTCCGCCGGATGTTCAATCGTGGCAGGATGTGAAGGCGCTGATGGACATCGTCGCAAAAGCTAGCGGCATGGATCAGGCGCAGGCGGTGCAAGTTAATGTGCTAAGTTCTCAGCCAATGGAATTTTGCCCGCATTTTGATCCTGCTATTGAGACTGACAAGGTGGTTGAGGTGTAAGTCACTGATTATCAGTAAGGTTCAATTTGGTGTGCTCGCTGTAGTAAGTATGTATATATTTACCCTGCCATATCCGGCCCGGTTTTCTCTCGATTGCGGCGAGGCACAGGGGTGGATAGACTGCTAGCTAGCGCAGTGGCGGGCGGTGGTGGTGGTGGTGAGCGAGCGCGAGGGGTGGCAGCGTAGAGCGTAGGCTACGGGTGGGGTGGCAGTGGGCACCGAGGGCGCGGCCCATGCGTAGCGTATATATTCACTCTCCATGTAGGAGTTCCCCAAATAAATATCTTCTACCATTACCACCACCGGGTCTGATTTATTTATTCACCCACCCCAGGGGTCTTTTCTGTAAAATCATCCTCAACAATTTTTCCCTCTAAATTATTTCTTATACCATTTGATTCCGTCCGTTTGCTTGGCTATCGTTTCTGACGATGATTTCATCATTCCATCCCAACTTCAAAAATCTCACGGGCAAACGCTTTGGTCGCTGGACGGTTCTTTCCCATGTGCCAACAGGTAGAAAAGGATCTTCAACCTGGAGGTGCCAGTGCGACTGTGGACGCATCAAGCAGAACGTGTTCTACACCGCTTTAACAACGGGTAAGTCGCTTTCCTGTGGATGCCTTAGAACCGATCTACTTCGCGGTAAAGCAGTGGATGTGAAGCCAGAAAGCCCAACTGCTGTTGAAGAGCCTATTGGCGATTTGGCTGAGCTTGAGGCGATGCTGGTTGATTCCAAGAAGCCCGTGATGTCAGAGGCTAAAAAACTCACACTTAACGATCAACGTCTCTGGCGCTGTATCGCTCGTTGCCGAGTCAAAGGACTCACCTACAAGGGTCAAAAACCAACGGATTTCTACGTCAAGCTGGCGATGAAGGATGAGCTTGCTATTTGGCTGAGAGGATAAATATCTTATTGTATTTGTTGCATCGACAGAATCGGTGTGCGATGGTTGGTGACGATATGAAACTAACAGAACAAGAAAAACGAATCAAGCTGGCTAAGGCTGATGGGTGGGATGAGTCGCCGTTGGGCAAATGGAGTAATAACGGATTTATTTTGCCTGACCCTCTCAATCCACCAGACTACTTCAACGACCTCAACGCGGTGCAAGAACTTCAAGATAAGTTGACGAATGATCAACAGTTTGAATTTGTTTATCATTTAAACGATGTTCTTGAGCTTGTTCCGTTAAGTTCGCCAGCAAGCTATAGGGAGGTTGTTTTGTTTGCGTTTGCCAACGCAACCGCAACCCAACGCTCCGAAGCTCTCGGAAAAACCCTCAACCTTTGGTAAAATATGAGAAACATAAACCTCCCCAAAACAAAAATATACATCCGCTGTGACGCCTTCGGTGGTCCAGAAAACGAATTTGAAACAGCTTGGCTTGTATCTGTTCGAGCGATGCGTAACCGTCCATTCTGCTTCCAAGCATGGGTCGAGAAATACGCTGCCTGTTTCGACAAAATCCCGCCTCAGTGCGTCTATTGGTATGAACCAGAAGATGATCACAAGCCTCTTCCGCTACATAAAGTTCAGATGTGGGAATGCCTGTCTGGTTCCATTGAGCTTTGGCGCAAGGATCAGTTAAGCGACGTGCCAGTTTTGGTTAACCTTGGCAAAGGCAATCCACCGATAGGAGGCCACTACTGGTTCACGATTGATCACCTGCCAGAAGGGCAATCATCTGGCCTCCTGGACGTGGGTGACTCCGAGCTACTTGAAGAGCATAAGGAGGGGAATGTCATCAAACTATCCAACGGCCAAATTGCAATTTACCCGAACAACCGCATCAAGTGGATGCCAGTTTCATTGACTGGCAGAGACGCAGCCGCAACAATTCCGCCCTGGAGCGTTGCAACAAATAGCCAATGGGACGAATGGTGGTCTGACTCTGACGAAATCCTTGGCGATGCTAAATGGGCGTATTAAAACCAACGTAGGACATAAATATGAACCGTTCCTCTCAATCGTCTTGTTCTCCGTCGCTTGTCCCTATACTTATGAAAGACCTACACACTCCAATCGAGCCAAATCAACTGCATCCGATGTTGTTGGATGATGCGCACATAGGCGACATCGTCGCATTCGACTGCCGCGAAAGGATGCTCACCATCCAAGTCGATGAGATGCCAAGCGGCAAAAAGCCAGGGCACAGACTTGGAGCGCGGGCGATTTTGGTATTCCTGCCGGAGAACGACCCACATCAAGCGACGGCAAGCGCTGGACCATTGAAAACATAACCAAAATCTACATTGACGCAGGAATTAAACACGGAATTAAACACGGAAATGAAACCCATGAAGACCAATAGCGCCTTGATTCGGCTTCCGAATGATGTGGCCCGTTGCGATGGCGTAGGATTCGATGAAAACGGCAGTTGGAACTGGCGCGAAGGCTGTGAGACGTGTTTACGCCGAACCGCTCCACGCGGAGATATGATGCTAATATCGTTTATCCATCCGCCTGCTATCATCGCTTTCGAGTGCGAGTTCCTCATTGAGCCGGACAACAATCATCCCAACCTAACACTCTAATGGGACGCTCACCAAAATCACTCATCAACGAAACCTTCGGCAGCTTGATCGTTGTCGAACTCGTATCTCGCAACACCCACGGCAATAGCCGCTGGCTGTGCCAATGCGAGTGCGGCAACAAGACCGAAGTATATTACCAAAATCTCACCTCTGGAAGTGTGCAGTCCTGTGGCTGCTTACCCAAGGGAAGGAAGATTGGCTCCAAGAAACAATCCAAGTAATGACTATGAATACAGAACACGACAAACCAACGCCTCCTCCAGGATTCAAACTTGTTAAGGGGGCTGAATTAAAAGCTCCATTTGATACCAGATTGCTCGTGTTTACCGATGAAGACACATGGGATGAATCTGTTTATGCAGGTTCAAATAGAGCAATGCTCCATGCAGACTTTTGCTCATGGTATGCGACACCAGATTTACAGCAATCCATTTCCGAAGAGGCCGCAGCAATCGTCGCTGGAGATCGCGAAGCCGACTACGGCGATGCGAACGAATCTTTTGCTCGCATTGCAAATCTGTGGAGCGCCTACACAGGTTCTACCATTGAACCTTGGGATGTGGCACAGATGATGATTCTTCTGAAAGTCAGCCGAGCCAAAACGAGCAAGAAGCGAGACACCCTGGTTGACATCATTGGATATGCCGAGTGCGCTGGGAGGTTGAAGAAATGATTCTGGAAACCGAAAAACTGCAATGCAAAGAGTGCTACCACAAGTTTCTCAGAAATGAGAGGCTTGAAGCAGATCATCCATTTGAGCGTGCGGCGAAATGCTACGGATGTCCAGATTGCAAATCTATCGACTGCTTCATAATACTCTGTGATGAGCCTGGATGCTATCAAGAGGCAGACTGTGGAACGCCGTGCGAGGATCATAAATATCGTTGGACCTGCTACAAGCATAAACCAAATAAACTTAACATGTAAAAATCAGCGAAGTCGTTTTTTCACGTCAAAAATCACTTTGTACGTAGGAGAATCGGCTTCGCAAAACGTGTAAAGCTAACATAATAGATAAGAGGGAATGTAAATAATTGTTGATGTTTTACAGATTTAACGCAGAATGTAGCTAATGAGCACTTGGATCAAACTTCATTCCAGCCTGACTGAATCCTCTGTTTGGGAGGAACCCTACCATGTTAGGATTGTCTGGACGGCAATGATGGCAAAATGTAAACTGAATGGAGTTTTGGAGGCTTCAGAGTCAGCCATACATCGAATGGCTAATGTTACCTTGGAGGAGGCGGAAGATGCGCTTCGAGTCCTTTCCTCTCCTGATCCAAAGTCAAAAAGCCAAGAGTTTGATGGTCGCAGAATTGAGAGAGTTAATGGCGGATACCGTCTCCTCAATTACTTCAACTACCGGGAATCCAAGTCGCCAGACGAAAAAGCCAAGTACATGCGTGAATACATGCGGAAGCGCAGGGCTGAGAAAAAAGAAAAAATGGGTTGGAGAGAATCGCGCCGTATTGAAGCTGACGCAGCCATGCTAAAACAGATTCCGCTGGAATTTCCGGCTGAGGTTGAAGATGGACTCAATGCCTTCCTTCGATACCGCTATGGCCTGGCGACAAAATCCGCACGAGTGCATGATTCCATCAGGCTCACAGAGGAAATGGTTGATGCCCTATTTGATGCCACCAGATCAGCATTGGTTAGCCGTGACCCAGTTCTGATTGCCGACAAGCTAAATGGTGCGGCATTGGCTGGATACCGATCACCCAACTTTCAAGCCCTGTATGATTGATATACCTGCCAGCTTCAGATCAGCGGCCAAAATTAAAGCAGAGCGTGAACTAGCCATTGCTGAAAAGTCTGGCGCTTCTGAGCATCGCAAGAAGATGATTATTCAAAACATTTCAGAGCAAGAATGGAAGCTAGACCGTATCGAATGGCAAGACTGGATTGATATGATGCGAGGTAAATTTGCTAGAATACACCAAACCCCACTAGACCGAGTAAATTATGAACGAAGAAACAGAAGATGAATGGGAAGAAAAATGCCGCAAAGAAGTTGCTGTCAGAGATGAGAAAACAAAGATTTTTGGTGTTTTGAGCGACAGGAATTTGCGCGGATACATGACAAACTACGGAATACTTATCAGTATTGATAATGAACATGAGGATTGGTCGAAAGTATTAAGCGCCTCAATTTATGCTGAAAAAGTCAGAGAACTTATTGGTCTTGAGTCGCCTGATTATTCAAGAGATGAAATTCCAGCCACATCCACAATGGATTAAAACAATTACCAGCTAACAAAAACAACCACTTGCCTCCACCCAAGAAACAGCATAAGATATTCAATGGGAAACATTACCCACTGCTAAACCTAAAAATATATGAGAATCATTGACCCAACATGTACGATTGGACATCTAGCCAAAAATCCTGAGATAAGCGCAGCAAAACTTGCGTCTTGGTCATCAAAAGGCGTGGAGATTTGCAATGATAGTAAACTGTGGCGCTTGTATAGTGGAGATGAGCCATGCAGCAAAATGATCACCGCTACTGTGATGGAGGCTTCCGCATGGAATAAAAATGCCAGAGCCTTTGCAGGATGGCAAGCGTCACTTGGACGAGTGGCCCTACCCATCTTTGAACTTCGTGAAGAAGATGACCCTGAAAAAACATCAATGTGGAAAATTACCTTCAAAGAAGGCGGCGTTGAAGATGTTGAACTTGTATGTGCAGAAACAAAAGCGGAGGCTCGCCGTCAGTTTGACAAAATGGCAAGAGTTACTTGGGTTGTAAAAAGCATTGACAAGATGGAGAAGAAACAAGTAAATATAAATCAATAACCACCATATGGAAAAGAAGTTCTCTAAAACGATCAAGAATCCTGATACTGGCCGTGAAAAGACGGTGAAATATGGCCAAAAAGGCAGCAAAATTGGTCCTATTGGCAGCAAGCGTGCTGATGCGTATTGCGCTCGGAGCAATAATATTGCAGGCGACTGGCGCTCCGATCCCAATTCGCCAAATTCCCTGTCTCGTAAAAAATGGGGATGTTCGGGATCTAAAAGCGTGAAGAAGAAGTAACACCATGAATACTGAAACAGTCTGGATGTCAGTCATTCTCCTTTGCATTCTATTGGTCAAATGCCTGACTGAAATCGGAAAACATAATCTCAATCTACCATGAAGGACTCCTGCTACAAAAAAGTCAAAGCAAGCTACGACGTGTTTCCATCGGCTCGCGCTTCTCAAGCCATTGCCAAGTGCCGCAAGGAAAGTGGCAATGTTCGCAAGACTGAAGCTGGCTCCAATCTCAAACGATGGGAGAAGGAGAACTGGAAAGACCAGCGCACTGGCAAGCCTTGTGGATCAGGTGGTGATAACGAGTATTGCCGACCAACGAAGCGAGTATCATCCGACACCCCTAAAACGGCTAGCGAATTAGGGCGCAATAAGGTTCAGGCCAAGATGCGCGAGAAAACCCGTGTTGGCATGGGTGCTAAAGTCAGTGCAGCTAAGTAACAATTTGCCCGCCGTGCCTGTGCTGGCCGAAGTACCTCGCCAAATCGGATTGGTAATTACCGACGAGAAAGTAGTGGTCGAAAAGCGCAAGAGAGCACACAACTTATGTGAAGAGGTTCAGCCTCGGATCGAGACTCTTGCGGCGGCGGGCAGCTAATTTCAATATATCAATATGGACGAAATGACAAAATCCCACAAGTGCCGAGTCAGGCATGGAGACTATCAGTTTATTAAAGG